TATATGTACCATTAGCCGATAAACTACCTTGACTATATGTTGCCATTACTTTTCTCCTTCATTATTATTATTTTAAAACATTTGCTCGACTTCCAGCACCCATTACTCTATCCCACATTGACTCTTCATCAGACTTTGGACCTTTAGGACGCTCTCCTGCGAGAACACCTGTAGGTTGAGGCTGACTTTGTACATTACGTACTTGGTCAAGTGGATTATCATTATGGCTCTGTGCTGGAGCCTGTGAAACTGCTCTCCACATTTTAACAACATTTTCTAAACCATACTCAGAAGGATGTTTATCAGCAAATTCCATAAAAGAATCAATATCAGCACTATTCATACCTTGAGCTGTTAATTGTGATTCAAGTTGTGTTCTTCCTGATTGTTGACGTATTCCTTCAGTTGCTTGGCCTACAGCAGAATTAACTGCATTGTTAATATTGGATTGCATTTCACCCATCCTATATTTATAGGATTCTGATGTTGGGTCATTGTAGGCTTCCCATGGGTCGAACTCATCTGGCTTTAACGATACTTGAGGTTGTTCTTGTGGTTGACCACCTGCTTGATTTGCAATTGCTTGCACTACATCAGGACGTGATTCCAAAAATTTACCAACTTCTTCATATTGTTTGAGCTTTTGATTTTCTGCAGATAGTTTATCCTTCTCAGACTGGAAGTACTTGGCCTGTTCTTCCCAATTCTGCGTAGAATTCTCCTGCATATCAACCTGTCCATCTTGCCCTATAGAATCATTGGGTTGTCCCATTCCTTCATTGAATGGAGTTCCAAATTCATCTACGTTATTATTTTGATTATCTGTCATTATAATCTCCTTTTGCTATTTCTTGGCACCTTTTTGAGATTCACTACGTTTTTGTGATTCTGTATTTAAACGTAATTTCTCGGATTCAAGTTTAACAGCGTTACTAAGTCTACCGACAGCAATTTTACTATCAGCCTTTGAGCCTAATTCTTGCTCTTTAAGTCTTCCTTTAAATTTTTCAACTTCAGTTTGTTTTCTTAAGTTAACAGATTCCCTATCTCTAGTTTGTAAATCTCCGCTCAATTTCTTAATTTGCTCTTGAGCTCCTTGAAGTTGTTGTTGAAGTTGCGCAACTACATCCATTCGTTGTAAGATTCCTTGCTTATCAAATATTTCTGTTTTCTTAAGAGCTTCTTGTCTATCAATAAGGCCTGCTTGATATGCTTCCATATATACATTCCACTCACCCCATTTATTAGAAGGCATTGTAGAACTGCCTATAACTCTTATATCGAATTGACCAATAGATATATCATTTTCAATATTCATTAATTCTTTAGTTTTATCATCATATAATCTTTTATTAATTGTATATTCATCAATATCATTATTAGGTTGAACAATTCTAAATGATTTTTTAAAGTCATAATGAGACTTAGCAAGATTATAAATAACTCTACCAAGTCTCTTTAGACTACCTTCAATATCACGAAGCTTTGATTTGGAACGCCTTTGACCAAAGTCTTCTAGCATCATTGTGGCTGACGAGGTTTTTGGTGCAACCTCCGTATTCCCTTGCATCATTTCAAAGATGCCCATATTAAGGTCAATATATTTTTCAATCATTTGAGGTAATTGAAGTATAGAGCTCGCCAATGGTTGTGGCGATGGAAAATGTGGCTCCCCAAGAGATGGGTCATATTCTATTGTAGCATTCGGATTTGCCCAATCACGTTCTAATTCTTCCATATCTTGGACACTTCCTTGAGGTACGAGTAACTTGAGGCCTGAAGAAGCTTGAGCATGTGAGGTAATTAATGACACCGTTTTATTGAGGAACCTTTGAAAATCTTTATTTTTTCTTATATCACTCATTGGATATGGAGTATTTGTCCATATATTTGGAACTGGAACTATTGGATACACATCAGTATCTAATATTCGTTCATATAATACTACTTGTCCAACCGAACAAAGAAGTTTAATTCTTGTTTGCATAACTTGAACAAAATCAAGCATGCCTTCGTCAACTGCAACTCTTGTTTTTTCATCTTGCATAATACCAGCTAAAGATTGTTCATCAAGAATTTTTTCTTCACCACTTTGAAGGTTAACCATTCTGAAATATGGTACTTTAATTTTTGAAAATGACTCAATTAATCTATATTTCTCAGTTTCAAATGTATCATAATCTTTAACCACATCAGGAGTAAATCTCGCTTTTGCTGCAGCATTAGTAGAAGATGGATAATCTTCTTCATTTAATGTTTCTAAATCATCAATAATAGATTTTTCTTCACCTTCAGCTATTTCTCCTAATTGTGGATATAAATCTAATAATTGTCTTTTTGAAAATATTGTGGATAACATTAACCCTGATGCATCATCAAACCAACGACTTCTTGAATTTGGGTCAACTACAACTCGGAATGGGTCAACATATGTAAATTTTACTTCACCTCTACCATAATCAGATTCAGGGTCAATATATGAATAAAAATATCCTAACCCTGTAACTGCATAGTCATGAATAACTTGCTTGAAAGTTTCGTCTCCATCAGATATATCCCATATATATTCAAGCATTCCTTTCCATACATTTGCCATCTTATTATCAGAATCTTCTCTTCCAACAGCTGTAAATTTTGGAGGTTTAGATGTTATAATTGCTTTAAACTGTTCAATGGCGGAATAAAGTCTATCAATAGCCATAGAAGATTGATTTCTTTCAGCAAGAGCATCCATTTCTTCTTCTGAAAAATGATTCCCTAAATAGAAGTCAATATCTTCTCTTGCTTGAATATCCCAGTCTTTACGTGCATCAGACCAGCGGTCCCATAACTCACGTATCTCTTTAACTCTAATATCTTCTTGAATCATGGTCGATAATATACTGATAAATTATTGTTAAATGCAAATCACACTCTCTTTCCTGTCATCCAGTTATATATTTTATGTTTATAACTATAACTACCATCTTTATTTTTATGTTTTAATTTATTACCTGCTTTTGGATTCCCACGTGCAAATTGGGTAGACAACCAAAATGCATCAATACAATCATCATGTGAGCCTTTTGGAAAATCTAATAGCTCTCCAATAAATTCATGATGGTTTTTCTTTAAATGAACAGCTCCTTGCTTAAACATTGGTTGAAGTCCTTCAAATAGTCTATCTTTCTTTTTTTTGTTTCCGTAATTTTTTATACCTTTTTCGATTCCTGGAATAAACAATCCTTCTTTTTTACTTCTTTTATAAACATAATCTCTTAACATCTCTTGATATGCAATAGTTTCAATATTTACTCTTCTAACTGGCGAGTATCGTTCAAGGATTTTAAATATTTCATCTGCACATTCCATTGGGAGTACTCTTTTTCTCCAGTACTCAAGAACATAATAATCAAACTCGGCAGTAACACCAATAACCATAATGACACTAAAATCACTATAGCTATTAATCGTTGAAGCAGGGTCAACACCGATGTAGATATTGATGTATTTTTTAGAGTCATCGTCCAATTGTATATACCAAGAATCAGCTTGCTCGTCAAATCTTGCATTCCCTTTGTAATAACCTTCATTAATATCCTCCTCACTAAATATCTGGTCTTCAGGGGATTTAGCTTGGTTCATATATTCTTGATAAAACTTAGCAGGAGTGCCTGAATCGATATAAAATTGTTTTCTTTCTTCTAATTTCTTAAGTGGCCATCTTGAAGGCCATAATGTAGTTCCGTCATCTAATATAGCTTTATATGTTACAACATCCCAAGAAAAGTCTTCTCCAGTCTTTTTTGCATTTAAATATTCTTTTACAATTCCATTTAAAAAAGAATCATAATGAACAACTGTTCCATTGCACCATAAAAATCCATTTTTATCAAAATCAATGGCTGGATAGACTGCAGCTGTTACCCAGTTCTTAATTTGAAGTCTTCCTTCTGGCGTTTTAGTATTTAACTCTGATTCGAAGTCATCAAGTACAATTCCAGTATATCTTGTTGATAATTGCTTTTTTCCACGTAATCTTTGAGATGTACCCTTTGCAATCATTCTACAACCATTGGTTAATGTAAATTCACTCTTTGTCCACTTATCTCCTTGCAAATCACCGAAATAATAATGAATTGCAGGATTTTCATAAATATGAGTCATTATCCAATTTAAATTATCAATCGCTTGGTCTTGAGCCTCTCCTATCCAAGCAATAAACTCAGGAGTATCTTTTGTTGCAAACAAGAATCTATATAGTACTGCAGCAGCAGCTAAAGTAGATTTAGCATGGTCTCTTGGTAAAACAAGAGCTAATTGCTGTATTTCTCTATCAATTAATAATTTTCCAACTTTATTATGAAATTTCGGAGTTGCGGATGCTAAAAAGTCTTGAGGAGAGAATAATTTCCCAAATGTGATTA